ATACTCCTAGACTTGCATTTGGTCCATCTGGAGATGTAAATTGGAGTGAGATAAATTTCATGGCATATGAAGCAGTTCTCCCAGGAACTTCATATGAACTTGGTCAGGTGTTTGGAGATAGGCAAGGAAGAACTGAGCAATATCCAACTAAAAGAGTATACCCTCCTGTAGATGTTAGTTTCTACATTGATAAAGACTATGATGTTATCAGGTTTTTTGAAGCCTGGATTAATACAATGTCAACCAATAAAGGAACTTCTGCAGACTCTTATGTAACTCATAATTATGCAAATTCCTATGAAGGGGAAGTAACTATAACCAAGTATGAAAGAAATTTAAGACAACCAGGATCTAGATTAAGAGATCCTAGAGAGTCTTCCCCACAACCTGGAAATGTAATTAAATATACATTAAGAAATGCCTTTCCAAGTAATCTAATTTCAATACCAGTTTCATATGATGGTGCTCAAATATTAAAGACCACAGTTACATTTAATTATGATGTGTACTTCTTTGAAATGAGAGATGGTGCAATTGAAAATGCAGATAATATATTTGGAAGAACTTCTGGTGCTGGAGGAGATCCTCCTGTTGCTGGTGGTGGTCAAGGAACAACTCAACCATTGGAAGGAGATGAAATTATCAATGCAGTTAATGAAAACAGAAGAAGTCTAAAAGAAGATGTTTCAATGCTTAGAAATATGCAAGAAGCATCTAGATTAAGACAAGCAGGATTCAGTCCTGGTCTTGGACAAGATGGTAGACTTGGACCTGGATTCTAGAAGATAAATAACCGTACTGAACTTTATAGGACATTATGCCTTTACCAAAGATTGCAACTCCAACTTATGAGTTGATTTTACCTTCAAATAAAAAGAAAATTACATACAGACCTTTCCTAGTAAAAGAAGAGAAGATCCTCATCCTTGCTATGGAAAGCAATAGTTCTGAGGAGATCACAAGAGCAGTTAAAAATGTTCTGAAGGAATGTGTGTTAACAAGGGGAATTAAGATTGATACCCTCCCTAGTTTTGATATTGAATATCTCTTCCTGAACATTAGAGCAAAGTCTGTTGGGGAAGCAGTAGAACTTGTAATCACTTGTCCAGATGATGGAGTCACTCAAGTAGAATGCTCAATTGATATTAGAGATATTGAAGTCAAGTTCCCAGAAGAACATGCTTCTGAAATTAAAGTAGATGATAGCATTATGCTGAAGATGAAGTATCCATCTCTTCAGGAATTCATTGACAATAACTTTAATTTCAATACTAATAACAGCAAAGATACTATCAACAAATCATTTGAAATTGTGGCATCATGTCTTGGTCTACTAGTGATGTTACCAAAAAAGAAATGGTGGAATGGTTAGAAACATTTGATTCAATCCAATTTAAACAAATTGAAAAGTTCTTTGACACCATGCCAAAGTTAACTCATGTAATGAATGTAACTAATCCAGTGACAGGAAAAGACAATGAGATTGTATTGGAGGGACTCTCAAGTTTTTTCGGTTGATCCTTGGTCATGAAGATTTGGAGGCATATTATAGAATTAATTTTGCCTTGATGCAGCATCATAAATACTCTTTGACAGAGATTGAAAATATGATTCCATGGGAAAGAGAGATTTATCTTTCCCTGTTAGAAAACTATATTAAAGAAGAGGAAGAAAAATCTGCCAAGGCAAATAGATGAGTTTAAAACCATCAGCAAATTTAAAACTCCACTGGTATAAGTATTCCAATACTGTTGGTAAAACAGTGTGGTTTACTCTCAAAGAAAAATTGACTGGGAGAGGTCGTTATTTTTCTGCGGTTAATCTTGGTGATGCTGATGCTGATATCTTGATAGAAAATATCAAAGCAGATCCAGAAGGATATCCTGCTTTAGAAGATGAAGGTCAGTATGAAGAATATCAAAAATGGTTGGTAGAAAGATACCTTGAGCAACCATTTAGAGAAAAAGTTAATAAAAAGATTGAAGAGAGACAGATTGAAAGTAGATTAAAAGAAATACAAGAACAAAGAAAACAAAAGGCACAATCATTTGTTTCTGGATCCACTTCATTTAGACCAGGGAAAACTATATCATTAAAGACAACTAAAATAGCAGGTATAGTTCCCAAAAGAACCATACCACAAGATATAGCATCAAAAATAACTCCACCTGATAATACTTCTGAATCTGAAACTGAGTCAGGACAAACAATAACTTCAAAATCTGCATCTTTTTCTTTGGGAAGATTGACCTTAGATCTTGTTCAAATTGGAGATAATTTAGATAAAATTAAAGAAGTAATAGAAGAAGATTATAGACAAACTAAAGAAACAAACAAAAAAGAAATAGAAGAATATAGAAAGAGAGTAGCAAATAGAGGAAGAAAACTACCAAGAAAAGATTTAGGAGATAACAAAAAAGATCTTAAAGATATTATCAAACCATTTGTTGGTAGTTTCTTCTCTGGAATGGGTGGGGCTATAAGATCTTTAGCAGCATTTAATTTACTAGATGCTTTGGTTAGAGGTGATTGGGGTCAGGCATTCAAGTCTTTGATGGGAATTGGAATTACTTTCCTCCCACAGATAGGAGCAATGGTAGCTGGAGCAGTATTAAAAAGTCTGCTTAAAGGATTTGGAAAGAGTATGGTTGGTGGTAGAGCACCAGTAGGTCCTACCAGAATGGCAGGAGGAGGTGGTGGTCCTGGTGTTGGTGTTGGTAAGTTTGGAAAAATGTTGGCACTTGGAACTGGTGCTCTTGCACTAGGAAGTGCTTTTGCAGCATCTCAGGGAGAACAATCTCCTGAAGATGAATCTCAAACAAGACTTGAAGAAGTAACTGCAGAACAAAAGGCATTAACTGCAGATGGTGTTGGTGCTATCACTCAAGATGAACTCAAAAAATTTGAACAATTAAATAAAAAATTTGAGAAAGCAGTAGATTTATTGATGGGTCGTGGTCCAGGAAAAGGTCCTGGAGGAGGACCAGGAGGGACAGATGCATCTGGTGCTGCTATTAGTGATGAACCAGTAAATATGGATCCTGCATTGAGAGGTACAGTGACTGGACCTCAGTTCAATAATTCTCAACTTATAGACCTTGCTAAAAAAGTAGGTGCTACTGATGAAGAAGCAGTAAGATTAGCAGCCATTGCTAAGTATGAATCTGGTGGTAGGGCAGGGGCACATAATGATAGTTACCTTAGAGGTGGATCAGATAATTCATATGGATTGTGGCAAATTAATATGATTGGAAATCTGGGTCCAGCAAGAATGAAAGAGTTTGGAATATCAAGTTATGATCAACTAAAAGATCCAGTAACTAATGCACAAGCTGCATTGAAAGTATTGAGGGGATCTGGATGGGGAGCATGGACTACAAACTCAAAAGTAACTCCAGGAGATTTGCAAGAAGGAAGAAAAAATTTACAAACTAGAACACCATCTCCACCACCACAACCTGCAGCACAACCAAGACCAGCAAGAAATCCTGAAGTTTCTGCAACTCCTTCATCAAGTGGTCGTAGTGTTGCTGTTGTTCCATTACCAGTTACTGGAAATGACATGCCAGGATCCGTTAACCCAGGAGGAAGTTCTGAGATAGCAAGTCTTGATCCTGGAAGGACAGACTATTATTCTAATAAACTTGTGTTGGGTGTTATTGGATAATAAATGGACGCACAAACTCTACTAGCAAAACCAAAAAAGAAACCAGAAGTAGTTGCTAAGGTAACTACTATTAATCCTTTAGTAAAAGTTTCAACTAAAGCAAAGAAAACTTCTATTGCTTTAAGAAAAACTTTTGAGAAAGGAATCTATCAAAGGAAAACACAACTATCTGTTCTTAACAGATATAAGAAAAGACTTGACTCTATACAAAAAGAAAATGATAATAAGTATGTAAAAAAGCAAAAACAAAAACCAAAAGGAATAACTTTACCAAAGTTTAAAGGAAACTTTTTTACAGCAGGAGCATCTGATGATTTATTAAAATCACTTGGTGCTCTGGCAGCATTTAATTCTGTTGATAAGTTAATGCAAGGAGATTTTCTTGGAGCATTGTCGCCAGGAATGGTTGCTGCTGCAGCATTATTAGGTCCTGGTTTATTAGGAATGGCAGGTAGTGCTTTCTTCAAAAAAGGACCTAAAGCAACAAGACTTTATGGCAGTAATTTAACGTGGGAAAGAGCAAAACAGGGAAGATATACAGATAAAGGGGAATGGCGTGGTGCAGAAAAGGATATAAGAGAAAGATATGCTAGAAGATATGGTCAAAGAGCAGCAAACAAAAAATTTACGAATGATGGTGTTGGATTTGCAGTTGATAATAGAACTAAAGGAGCAAGAGCAGCAAAATCACTTGGAAGATTTGGGGCTTCAATAATACCTGGAGTTGGTGCAGTTGTTGGTGCTGCTGATGCTGCATATAGAGCACAGGCAGGAGATCAGACTGGTGCTGCAATAGCAGGAACTGGTGCTGCTTTAGATGCTTTTGCTGCTGGATCTGCTGCAACTGGGATAGGACTTCCTCTTGCAGGATTAGCTTCTATTGCTTCCTTTGCTTTAGACTTAACCAATCTCACTAGAGATTTACTTGGGGTTAGTGCTAATGAAGAAAAGAAAAATAAATTAAAAGAACAAGAGAAAAAACAAAAAGCATTAGTAGAAGGGAAGGGCAATTTAACTTTTGGCAAAACTCTTGTTAGTTATGAAAAAGCATTAATGAAGTTTGAATCTTTTGCTGGTTCTTTTAAATCTGGCCCAAAAACAGATGAGGCATATAGAGAATCTTTTGAACCAGGGGTTGGAGGAGACACCACAACTTTTACTGGAGGAACTGGTGGTGGTCCAAAAGCATCTGCTGAAGTATTAGCAGATGCTGCTTCCTTTAGACAGACATTTCCATTACCAGCAGGAACTCCTGCTAAATCAGCTCAACCTTATGAGTTGCAAATGAGAGAGAATACTGGGTTAGGAGATCTTGGAAATGATCCAACAGTAGATGATGTTCATGTTACAGGATCTGCTCACTACAGCAATAGAGCTATTGATATACCAATCAATAACATGGAACTTGGAGATAGAGTTGCAAAGTTTTGGCAAGACAAAGGATACTATGTTTTGTGGAGAACATCAGGACATTATAATCATGTTCATGTTCAATGGGCAGAAAAGAAAGGAGCAAGTAGTGGTATAGTAGCCTCAGGTCCCAACACAGGATATCCAGTTATTCTTCATGGAGAAGAGGCTATCATACCAATCAGCAATAAATTCACCCAATCTGGTGGAGATCCATTAGAAAATATTCCTCCATCTGTAGTAAATTTAATAACATCAAAATCTAAAATTTATCAAACTGCTATGCAGGAACTTCCACCAGAAATGATTCAAGTTCCTATCCCAATGCCCCCTCCACAAATTAGATACATTTCATCACCAGCACCTCTAAATACTGGAAGTAGTAGTAAAGAAGAAACTATATTGAAGATGATGTATTATAGACTGTTAGGGTAATGGAATCATACTTTAATTATACTATAGTAGAATTTTCTGTAGAAACATCTGCAGGATTCATAGATCTTACTCAATCAGTTGCAGCATTAACTTACAGCGAAGATATCACATCACCAGTAACTTATGTTACTGCCATGATTGTTAACACAGGTGGTATTTTATCTAAATTAAAATTAAGAGGCGGAGAAAAAGTCAGAGTAATATTAGAGCAAAAAGCAACAGGTGGTAAATTTACCTTAGACGAAAATAATAATACTTATTACATTTACAATATTGCCAACTCCACTACAGAATCTACTAAAGAAACTTTCATACTGGAAATGGTTCCCAGAGAAGTTCTGACCAATGAAACAACTAGATGCTTTAGGAGATATGATACGGATTTAAAGCAAACAGTAGAAAAGATTCTTAAAGATGAATTAAAAACCACAAGATATAAAAGTTCCAACATAGAAAAAACAGTAAATAAGTATTCTTTCATGGCAAATGCTAGAAAACCATTTACTGTTTTAGGATGGGTATGCCCTAAAGGAATTCCTCAAATAGAAAGAGGAAAGTCAGGAGAAGGAGTAGGAACAGCAGGATTTTTATTTTTTGAAAACCAAGAAGGATATAATTTTAAAAGTGTGGATTCTCTATTTGATAGAAACAGAAGAGCAAAGGAGACTTATTTTTATAAAGAAATAGTAACATCTCCAGCAGATCCTCAAGTAAATTTTAAAATAACTGCACCACCAGTATTCAATAAAAATGTAAACATTTTAGACAATCTTAGAGTTGGGATGTATGGAAGTGTAAATTATTTTTTTGATACTAATACTAGAAAATTTTATGGAGAATCAAAACCATATTTGTTATCTAAAAATTACAATCTAATGAATCTTTCTGGCAATGAGACTCTAGATCTTCCTTCAATAATAATTGACAAACCATCTAGATTAATGGTTAAGATGCTTGATAATGGTCAAATGAATAAGGCAGGAAAACTTGAAACTCCTGACAAAAGAATAGAGTACCAAGGTCAAGGAGTATCAAGATACAATTTATTGTTCAGTCAATCGTTAAATATAACAGTACCACTGAATTTGAGATTGACAGTGGGAGATGTAATCAATGTTGAATTTGGTCAGATAACTAAAGAAGATGAAAAAAAAGGATTGAGAGATAACAGAAAATCTGGCAAATATGTTATAAGTAAATTAAAGCATGGTTTTAGTGATAATAAAGGTCTTACTGGTTTAGAGTTAGTAAGAGACTCTTATGGAGCAACAAAATGATTTTCAAAGATATTAAAGATCACATACAAAAAGACAAATCAGAATTAAGTGATCCAATGATTTCTTCCCAGAGAAGAAGACACATTGAAGATGAGTTAGAATCACTTAAATCTTATGCTACAAATCATCCAGAGGATGATCATGATCCAACACCACTTGAACTATTTTGTGATTCAAATCCAAATGCACTAGAATGTAGGATCTACGAAGACTGATGATAGTAGAACAATCCCTTATTAATCCTAATTTTATTGGAAGAGATGCCTTCAGATGGTTTGTTGGCATTGTAACCAAATACAAGAATACTGAAAATGGATATAGGGCAAAGGTCAGAATCATAGGACATCATCCAGATTCATCTTCTGTTGTTAAGGATGAAGATCTTCCATGGGCACATGTCTTAGTTCCACTAAACATGGGATCAGGAGAAGGGGGTGCTGGTGCAAGTTTCAACCTTAGAGGATCTGAAACTGTTATTGGATTTTTCATGGATGGAGATGATGGACAGCAACCTGTCATCATTGGAGCATTATTTTCTGGTGCAAGTATTGAACATTTAAATACTTTTAATCAAGGCACCAATGGATTCAAACCATTCAAACCTGGGGATACAATAGTAAACCCATCACACCAACCAGTTACTGGATCACCAAAAGATTCTGGCATCCCACTTGCAAGTGGTAGGACTGCTGATAATAAAGAGAGTAAGAAACAAGCAGCATCCAAAGAAGGAACTGCACCAATAGTACAAACTGTTTCTACTTGTAAAACTGGAACAGATAAAGTTTCCAAAATTACACAGGCACTGAGAAAGTTTATCTATTATCTCAACACAGTACAAAATTATATTAACATCTATGTAAACCCTACTTTAAATTATATACAAAATCTTCCAAATCTTATACAAGAAGTAGCAACTGCCATTGGAGATGGACTATCAGACTTTACTAAGATCATAAGAGACTTTATTATAGAACAAATCTATCAAGCTCTTAAAAATATAATTGAAAGATTCTTGCCTAAGGATGCTATTCTTGTCAAAAAATTAGCAACAGATAAAATTGCAGATGGAATCTGGTGTGCTTTCCAAAACATTTTAAAGAGAATCACTGGATTTGTATTTGATTTTCTTGGACAAATGTTTGGTAAAGTGGTTGCTATTCCTCTTTGCTCAGTTGAATCATTCTTGGGTAGCATGATGGCAACTATTGGCAATGAAATTTCCAATACCATTGGTCCTCTACTTCAAGAACTTACATCAGTTTTAGGTCAAGGAATTGGTCAAGTTGCAGGTATTGTTTCAAAGGCAATCAACTATGCAAGAACAGTCCTTTCATTCTTCTCATGTGATGATGCAAAATGTAAGGAAGAATTTGATTATGAAATGAATAAAGGATATGTTCCTAAAGGAGCAGTAAACTTCCAAAAGATTTTAAGTTACTCCCCCACACAAGGGGTAAGAAATTTATTCTCAGATGCACAAGGTCAATTCTCAAGTTGGTTGGGACAGAATAGTGGTGCTTCTCCAAGTGATGATGTTCTTGTTGCATTAGGTGTAACTAAAGAAGAGTTTGCTTCATATGCAAATTGTGATGGGACTACTTTAAATTGCGGACTACCAAAGGTAACTTTCTTTGGTGGGTTTGGTGGAAGTGGAGGATCTGGATCGGTTATTGTTGATGTTCTTGGTCAAATTATGGGGGTTAATGTTAAAGATCCAGGATCAGATTATAATATTGCACCTTATATTTCATTTGATGATGCATGTAATACTGGTGGTGGAGGTAGAGGAAATGTAATTCTTAAGGATGGAAAAATTGATAGTGTGTATATGACTAATAATGGTATGCAATACATTGGACCAACTCTTATAGAAAATGGAGATGGTACTGATTCTGATGTTAATTCCAATGCTAGATGTACCACTAATCCAATTGGAGATGATGGTATAGAATATACTGCTTATATTTCTGAAATCATTATCATCAATACTGGCATAGGATATACAGAAGAAGATTTAATATACAACATTTATTGTAATACTGGAGTAGAAGTTTATCCTGTAGTAGATGCAGAAGGCAGAATTGTTTCTACAACAATAGTAAACCCAGGTGTAATCAGAACAGTTCCTGAGTTGGCAATAAATACTACAACAGGATCAGGTGCAATTTTAGTTCCTGTGCTTAAGTTTGTTGAAGTTGGTCAGGTTTCTGAGACTAGTCCCAGAAAACCAAAACAAAAAGTAATTCTTTGTGCTGATAAGAAATGACAATACCCAAGAAACCTGAAGAAAAAGAACAGACAGGATTTGTGGTAGGTGATCCTCAGCATGGATCTCTTTTCATTTCTGAGTCAGTAGAAAAGTCCAGAACTAGACAGGTAGAATTGCATTCTACATCTGGTGCACACTTAAAACTCTTTAAGGATGGTGGATTTGAGTTACATGGAAACCCATGTGATGTTTCTGATAATATTGATAGTAATGCTGCTGAAGGATTAAATATTAGATCATCTGGAAAAAATTTAAGGATAGATGCTGGCAATGGTATTCTAACTCTTGCTGCTAGAGAAATTAGGTTTGAATCTACTGCAGCAGATGAAGCATTTATTTTTAGATCTGCTCAGAATATAATCATTGAAGCTGGTGATAGTATTAAATTAAATGCTGCTAATATTGCAATTGGTGCTAGAAATAAATTAGTTTTGGCATCCAAAGGACCAATTTATATAAGAGGAACTGGTGGTGTTACTATTATTGAACCAAGAGCAACATTAATACCAACAAGTCTTGGAGATTTTGTAGATAAACTAATAGAAACTTTAATTTTTGGAGGAGTATAATGGCATATATTAATACTGTAGAAACAGAAGGCATTCAAGCTGGGTTAGCAGCAGCTCCTCCTTTAGCTACTGTTGATGTTTGGCAAAGTCTTGACCCAACTAGACCTTTTGCATTACAAACAACAGGGATTAATAATTTAAATGGATTAACTAATCAAATTGGCGTTCATAATGCATTTGCAGTTTCTAATGCATTTGGAGCCCATTTAAAGTTTGGCGCTAGTACATCTTTTGGTTTAAAAGGAGATCTTGGTGTCAAAGCAGATGCTATTATTAAAAAGTTTGAAGCAAGTCCTTCTTGGAATGCTTCCTCTCCTTTTGGAAAATATTTTGGAAAACTTAATGTCATTGGAGGATTGTTTAAAAATGGCGTTCCAGTAGAAACAGTATCAGACATAAAAGTAAAAACAAATATTAAACCACTTGAAAATTCTTTGGAAAAAGTATTACAACTTAGAGGAGTAGAATATGATAGAAAAGATTTGGAAAGGCATGAAGTTGGAATGATTGCTCAAGAAGTAGAAAAAGTAATTCCAGAACTTGTGCAACAAGATTCAGAAGGATTTAAAATTCTTCATTATAAAAATTTAACTGCAGTGTTGGTAGAAGCAGTCAAAGAACAACAAGAGCAAATCAACTCTCTTAAGCAGACAGTTCAGGAACTGTCCACTAAGTTGGCAGATTGCTGCTCATGATGCTATGATGGATAGGTAAGCAAGACACCTACCTATCATGCAGATTGACCGCACCCAACTTGATGAACTCAATGGCATTCTTGAAGATGTTGCCTCTCATTTCTGTGGAGAAAATATGGTGAGTGGTGAAACTTTTTGGACCTGTGTTGAGTGCTTTGCAACTGCTAAGATTGCTGAACTGAAAGGTGAACTTGCTTATGAGGGTTGACAGTATAGGATGGTTGACCTATACTGTTGAGGTGTGAAGGAAGTGCAGAGGCACCGTGCCTGTGAAGGGAAACCTGAGGCTGGGTAAGTCCTCACTTGGGAGAGTGGTGGAAGTGGTAGACACATCAGACTTAAAATCTGCTGGCAGTAATGCCGTGGGGGTTCAAGTCCCCCTTCTCCTATTTCAAAATTGACTTTTAATTCCAAAAAAGGGGCAAAAAAAACTCTGGGCAAAAATTGCTTGTAGGGTTTTTATAACCATTCATCATTTGCAGGATCTTGTAAAAAACTTACTATAGTATTGCTAT